ACTGGATTTGGTTTTGGATCTTCTTTCTCTGATTCAAATTCCTCGGGCGAATTATTTAGTGCCCAGGCCGAACGCACACGCGATACCAATGCGTGAGTGATGATCCCCTCGTCATCGTGGAACGAATGAGCGACCATGTTCACCAGGTTCCCCAGTTGCTCATCATGTACGCTAGTCATATGCTGATTGATGTTCTCGAGGGCCATGTACACCAGGTGCTCAATAGCAGTTTGGCCCATATCAGATGCAATAATCGTTTTCATTACATTTCTCCCATTGCGATATTCATACACTTTACATACATCTCATAGACGCGTGCCGCCTCATCATACGAATCCACTACTACCGATTGTACTGGTTGCATCTGCCCTACTGTGTGGCCCGATACCATTTTCACCAGATACCCATCAAGCAAATCCGGTTCCATCATAGATACCTGGATTGCCAGGCCGGCCTGCTTTTTGCCGGATACGTGCAATACGCGACTGTCAGCACTCATATCAAATCTCCTTGTACTACGAACCATATATACTACGTTATTCAGCGTATCATTGTTTCATACAATGTATTACATCTGATGGTGTTATAATAACCGATATGGTATAGGGTGTCAAGCACCAAATCAAAGGAGTTTTATGCATCAATCAGAATCTGATATCCAAATCGCTTTATTCGATTTTTTGGCACTCATACAGCATCAGGTTCCAGAAACGCGGTTCATCTTGCACGTACCCAACGGTGAGTACCGCGCGCGTCATACGGCCGCGCGACTCAAGCGCATGGGGGTGCGGCCTGGCGTTCCGGATATCCTGATTCTCGTTCCGGCCAACGGATATCACGGTATGGCTATCGAACTCAAGAAGCCTGGTGGTAGACTCTCGAAGCACCAGGAGGATTGGGCCCGCGAGTTAATTTATCGTGATTACTTTGTCATCACCTGTACGGATTGGCAGTTGGCCGGATCCGCGATTCTCACCTATCTCGGATATGATCCAACAAAATTTGGACTACCACAATAATTCATAGTTGCAATATACATAGATGTATGATACCATCATAAGCGGTATTACATCACGATAGGAGGGCACGTATGCCAAATGACTTGCGACGTATCACAGTGAGTATCCGAGAATCAGACTATCAGCACCTGGTAGAAATCGAGGATCAGGTTTCTCAATCGCTTGGTTTCAGTGTGGGTATCAGTTTTGTATTGCGGTTAATCGTGCGGTTTCTGATCCGGAACAAAATTGATGTGAGTAAGCAGGTAGGGTATACCGCTACTGATGTATCTGAGGATTAGGATGTACACACGACTCCCAAACTGGATAATCGAGCAACTCCCAACGGTTAGTGCACCAGCAGTGAAAATCATCCTGCTGGTAGCACGCAAAACCATTGGGTGGAATCGCGCGCGTGATGCAATTTCACTATCACAGTTTGAGTCAGGTACTGGTATCACGCGGCCCACGATTGTGAAAGCCATCGAGGAACTCGAACGCGCAAAAATCTTGGTGGTCTACAAATCCAATCGATCGAGCGCGTCGAATGAGTATCAGTTAGTCAGTGCGGAATCACTGATAGAAAGTGATGATGATGGAGTAAAAGAATTTAACCAGGGTAGTAAAAAAGATTTACCAGTAGTAGTTAAGGAATTTAACCAGGAGGTAGTTAAAGAATTTAACACACAAAAGAAAGATATAAAGAAAAGAAAGAAATCTAGTACAATACGCGATCCGCGTATTGATGCTTGGCAGTTACAGGTGTATCGAGAATTGGCGCGGTATCACGTACCCATTGCGTTTCGAGATGAGATACTGAACACAGTTACCGATGAAACGATTTGGGCCAACGTGATCCGCACTTGGATTGGCCGCGGATACCGGCCCAATGCAGTTGGTAGTATGCTTGAATGGTACAGAAAGGGCATTCCCAATGGAACACCACGACCACAGCGACCACAGCGACCACAGCGACAAGATGCTAGCAGGGGCCGGCATATACTCACGCCAGAAGAGTACATCCAGCAACAGCACGGAACGGATTCCAACCAAGTATGAGTTAATTGGCATCACTCACGCGGGTATGACGAATTACGAACGATACCAGGCCGTGAGTGCGTACTATGCGGATATGCGGGCCCGTGGTCAGGTACAGAGTCATGATCCTAATCCAATTAAACCAAAGGTTGATGGGTGTAACTGCGATGGTGCCGGTTGGTACTATCTGGTTCAAGGCCATATGAAAGACTTGGTGAAGTGCGCGTGTGGTATCGCGGGCCCATCACCAGATGAAGCACGTATCAACAAGGAATTATCCGTGCTCGAGCACAAGCTATTTAGTAACTTTCACCTAGATAGGCCGTATACAGCACTTCCTGAGGCCTCGATAGCTGTGCAAAAAAGCATGGTGCAAATCGCGGTAGATAAAGCCAAGAAGTTTGCGCGCGATCCCCAGGGTTGGTTATATATTCATGGTTCCCCAGGTACAGGAAAATCACATCTCGCGGCGGCGATTGCCAACCATGTAAAACGCGCAAACTGGAAAATCCTATATCGTTCCATGCCGGCCCTGCTGGATCTTATCCGTGATGCAATGCACCGCGGTTCAGTAGATGCACTCCTACAGCAAATCGCCGATGCAGATTTGGTTATCATCGACGATATTGGGGCCGATGGTGAACCAACGGATTGGAGTGAAGCCCGTATATTCCGCGTCATTAACTCACGCGTCGATATGCCAACCGTTTTTACATCAAACCTAGATGTATATCAACTCCCCTACCAAGAACGCATCCTAGACCGTCTGAACGCGTCTACGCGGTGTTGGATAAATGCTAGTAGTATGAGAGGAACCCCCAATGAGTAAGCATGTGCTACAAATGACCACTGATGAAAGCCGATATGAGTGGTATACCCCAGCGCGGTATATCAACATGGTGCACGAAGTGTTGGGCGGAATCGACTTTGATCCAAGTAGTAGCATACAGGCCAATTTGACGGTACAGGCGGCCAAGTACTACACCGTGAATCTGAACGCGCTCGAACTCCCCTGGCCGGAAGTGGATACCGTGTACATGAATCCACCGTATAGCCGCGGCCTCATTGAACCATTTGTGGATCGATACATCAATCATTACGTTAAAGGTGGATTCAGTCAAGGGATTGTACTCATCAACAATACCAGTGATACCAAGTATTACCAAGCACTGGCCGATTCCTGTGGAGCACTATGCATGGTGAATCACCGGATCGCATTTCTCACACCAGATGGTACACCAGTACGCAACAACACGCGTGGCCAAACGTTCTTCTACCACGGCCGGTATAGTACACACTTTTGCAGAGTGTTTTCAGAGATTGGTGTATGCATGAAACGGTTTTGATTGACGTGATGAACACACACGAAACCGCACACCAGATGGCGCGCGGTTTCGTGTGAGTGCTGGCACAGATGTCCACTGCTAGTATAGCACAAAACAAACGGCGATCGTGGATATACCACAATCACCGTTTGTTCCTGCATTGCATACCACTGTGATGCGGTTTGCTGTGTGGCGGCCTACAGTAAACCGTTTGGGGGCGGGTACTCCCCGTGGTCTGGCATTCTTTCCTGTTTCCCACTCGTGGGCCTGGTTTGGCGGAACCCTCTCCGGTGAACCAGGTAAACAGGGCCTACAAACCCTGAACCCGTAATGGGAACATCCACACTTATCCCACTGGCGGAACTGATGGGATTCGAACCCATGCACTGCATACCATTGGTATACTGATCTACCTACTGAACTACAGTTCCATACAATTCAACTGGCGGAGAAACGGGGATCGAACCCGTGCCTGTATACCCCTGTATACTGTTCTGCCACTAAACTATTGCTCCATTTCATCTATTATACTTATATTTTGACGATATGCAAAAACGGACTTTCATCTACGGCACCATACGCGTTTACGGCTAATGTGCGATTAGCTCCAACAAGTGCTCTAAACTCGAGTGTATTCCCTTGTGTAAAGTATCGCATACCCTCAAACCGAAACGCGTTTCCCCCACCGCTATTTACCAGTCGAGCAACCGCAAGCGTGTTAACGAGCATATCAATAGAAAAACTCGTATTTGATCCGATGACTAGTGTTATATCAATATGGTAGTATCCTGATACTGGTATTGTAATCGCAGATCCAGACCATGTAAATCCCCTATTTCGTGCCGCACTTTGCCACACAAGTGTAGTTCCAGTGGTAACAAGACTTTGCGTGGTTGTTCTGGTCAATGTTAAGTACTTAGTAGCGTCAACTTCAACGTTGCTTTGTTGTCGTAGATCTGTTTGGGTTTGCAATACTAAGCGTGTGATATCACTCATATTAACTTCAACTCCACAACTTCACTTACTTGTGAATTATTAATTTTGACTGAAACAATATCAATGCGGCATGTATATAACAAATCTAAAAATGATACGGTGATAATATCTCCAATATTATAATCAACACCCCTAACAAAAAATTGACTATTAATCAGTTCTGCACGAAATCGTAGTTGGCCGCGATACAATCGAGTAAGTGCACTTGCATAATAATCTGCTTCATCTTGTGTGGCAATTTGTGGATTACTATAAAAATATTCACGTCGATAAATAGGAGATAATCCAATATTACTACTTGTTGCAGAACCAATGATACGATCAATATCTGTACCCTGACCACCGGTATATATTGCGGTGTATTCCTCAGTTCTATCATATTCCAATCGAATATTTTCAATATTTTTAGATTGACGTGAAAAAACAGTGTTTACATTATTACTTCCAAATTGATTAGAAAAAGTAAAAAATTGCCATTTATACCCATCACTAATGATTCTTCCACAAATCCATGATCCATAATCCTGAGAAGTAGACGCAATTTTTTGAATCACATCATATATATTATCTCGACTACACGAAATGCTCATTTGCAATCCATCTGATGTATTAGCATCAACAGATAAATATGATGATATATTTAATCCTGTACTTCCAGTATCACGACCAGCAAGTGCGGTAATAAAATTATTACGTACAAGTGCTTTCATAATGTTTCCAGCAAAAGCATTAGTAAATGTTGCCGCACTATTTCCAACAGGATATGCGTTCACACGTCTACCTAATATGGATTGCAAATCTTCTCCGGTAACAATAATTGTTGTGTCCGTTATATCCCAACGATTGATTAAAAACTCTGTTCTGCCCTCTAATAAAAATGGCAAATCATTAACCTTGCGATATATTTGCACGCGATAGTCAACATTATTTGGGTTGAATAATGAAATGTATGATGATTGATCAACTTCCATAACAAAAGCCCCAGCAGTAGAATCGCCACGCAATACATACTCTAAACGTATATAATCACGTATAAAAACAACTTGTGAGCCATCCATTGATGTAATATAAACTTGAAATTGAATCATACTGCATTTATCCCATCAAACAATGATTGATACGTTTGCGTATATTTGAATGTTACTTCGTTATTAGTGGTATATACACTATTACTCGCAGGTTCATCAAGCATTGCATAAATAACATTTACTCCTGGTAATACCGTTAATGTATATAAATCAGATGATGGCGACAAAACAACATTAACTAATGAATAGGTATACTCACCAGAAGTAATATTTGTATATGAACCATCACTTGAATCAATTTCAACGGGCATTTTATTCATTGGCATTGGCCCAAATAAAACTGAATCACTTATTGATTTTGTGGTATACCCAGACAAAAAAGTGATTTTTCGTTTATTAGTAAAATTTCCAATCTCTTGAAGTTTATCACTCGATGGATAAGTTACCGGTTTAAACCGAAATGCTAATGATGCAGATGCAGTACCGGTATTAGTAAAATTGATTGGTTTTGAATATCGAGAATAACGTGCATTATATACCTGTCCAAAAAACACGTTTCCAGAATCGTCAACATCTATAAACATAGTATTCACAGGCAATAATCTTGTAAAATTGCCAGCATACAAATCATTTATATTGATTGTAGTAATGTAACTATTAGAAACATCTGCACCGGATAAGTTTCGAAAAACTGAATACAAAACATTATTTTTTATGACCATTGGGCCATGATTGCCTTTGACTGTGCTAACCAAAACACCTCTATCAGTAAATGTACCGTATGATGTAGGAGGATTCCAATTGGTAATCTCCAACAATCCAGAATTATATGAAATGAATGCACCTGTTGACTGTACCTGTGTAGCATTAAATGCTCCCGATATCAAATATCGTTTATATGAAACTCTTTTGATACTTACTGCATAATCACTCAACCCAACACTCGTTGCATAATATGTTCCTATTGGAAATGTTCCATATAAGTCAAATATAATAATTCTACGTGATGTGATTGCTCCAACAGTGGTAAATGTGCCACTAATTACTAAGTAATCTAATCCCGTACCATCATCAGAATTATCATATGCCATTGAATAAACATCACCATTATAGACATCCGGCGTTAAACTTGCCCATACTGAACTATAATATGCCACTTTACTTCGGGCCGTGCCATTGATAGTGGTAAAACTGCCGCCCACATAAATTATATTACCGTAAGGTAAAGTTGGTTTTGATATTAGTTCATTTACAATACATCGAACTTCCCCATTAAATGTTCCCAGTACTGTGTATGCTCCCGTAGAAACGGTAACAACGATTAAACTATTCAATGATAATGGACCACCACTAGCATTACTGCCAATCAAAAGATACTCTCTATTAAGTGTCATTACAATAGCATTTATACGTGGACTCGCAACGGTTGAAAAAATATTTCCTGCGGTTACCGGATACCATTTTTGTTCACTTGGACTAAACTTTGCAATATGAGCAAAATTATATGTAGTTGCAGTTTGCTTATCATAAATGGTGGTGTTTTCATATGATACATACACATAACCATCAGGAGCACAGTATACACAGTAAACATTTCCAAGAATATACCGAAACGGAAGTGAAGAAGCATTATCAGTTTGATTGTTGTTTTGAAATGTTGGCAACCAATCAAATCCCTGTTGTGAACTTGGGTTTGCATCTGTTCTATAAAAGTACTCAGGTGGTATTTGTATAGATACATCATGACCATAAAAGTATGGATCAGTCATATTTAATTGTATCGTAACATCTACAGACAATTGATCAGTAATGTTTGTAGAAACTGCCGAAACAAGAACTGCCGAGAATGATATTTCTTGACCAATATTTTCTCGCCCTGATTTATGTTGAAACTTCCAACTACGTGTCTGATAATATGACACCTGATCGCGTTGAAATAATGCCATAAATGATTGCAATCGTTGATGTAATTCTGTTTTTGTTGATCCAGATATACGACCAAGAAATGCAATTTCACGAGTTGGAACAACGGTATCTTGCAATATGCCACCATCAGTGGAAGCAAATGTAGCAATTTGATTGTCAAATGTTGGGTTCCCTGTACCATTTATTGAAATCAACTGAAATCCATATGATTGCAAGTCAACAATGATACCACCGTTAGTGGCTTGTCGATTGCGAAATGATGTTGAACTGTGTTGATTGCCATACCAGCCATATTGTGGATTTGCAATTTGCGTTGATTGTTGCGTTCCTGAAGTATCGCCATCAAAATACGTAGTAGCACCATTAGAACTAATTTCGATTTGACACGCATCTAACCGAAGTGTACATGATGACGATGCGACAATGCGAAATACCGTAGACGCATTACGGCCAATGAATGATACTTGCACTCGCGTCCACTGGTTTGCAGGTATAGTATATGAACGATTTGCAATTGTACTTGTGTCTACAACCTGAACATTGATTGTTACTGCGATACTTCCACTATTGAGCACGTATATTGATGCCGCATGTTGTACGGCGGTAGGATTGCGTGTAAGTGTATAAGTTACAGTTTGATTTGCGGTAAGTATTGCTTGTAGTGCATAATATCCAGAATATCCACTCACTACACGAGATATGGTTCCGGTGGAAGCCCAACTTGTGGTATCAAACTCAAATGATGGATTGATACATAGGTTCTCACTTGCAGATGGAACAATATAGTATAGTGAACCCTCACATGCATTATATAAACCAGCATTTGATAATGGTGGCAGTTGCTGAATAGTCATACTGAAACCGCTTTCATAATTGCAAATGAACTAATCACATCTGGAGCACTTGCACGCGTGGTAACTCCCAAATGATACTGATTCGTAGTAGTTTGATTATATGTGTTTTGTGTAGTAGATCCTGCTGATGCATAAGGAGAAACCATAATGGTTTGGCTTATTCCACTCATCAAACTTTCAATTGCTGGTATTCCAGATGCAATACCGGCATAGAGTCCTGCACTTAGTTCCTGGCCGATTGCCATCATTTCTTTGCTTGGTGATTCAATACCAAATACCGCTTTTAACTCTTTGATCAACTTGCGGCCCCATGAAAGCACTTCTGATATAGCTTTAGCCGCGTTATCTACAAATCCTGATACCAGGCCTGCAATGAGATCCGCGCCAATTTTTGCAAATGGCCATGCACTAATAAAATCCGTATACAGTTTATCCCATGAATTACGAATTGCTTTAATAATAGACTCTCCGATACCGGTAAAAAATCGTAGTACATTATCCCAGGTATCTAGTATGTACTGCACAATTGCACGCATTGCTCCAACAAAATCACCGTTCATCAATGCAATAAATACTTCAATAACGGTGCTTATGATTCTCATTGCTTGTTCAAAAAGAAAACGAATTGTTTCCATTGCCACTTCTATCACCAAGATAATGCTATCACCAAATACATACCAAATCCCACTAATTAGATTCACCGCGCCGGTGATGATTGTTGATACCAGTACCAGGGCCCCAGCAATAATATTCACAATCACACGAAATACTTCGGTGATGGTTTGAACCCAATTGGTAGGTTCTCCAGCAATTTGCGCGCCAATGTTTCCAAATGACTGCTGAAAGATGGTTTGCATCTCGATTACTTGTTTACCAATGATATCAAATGCATCATAAAGTGGTGCCAGGAGGGGTTCAAGTGATGCGAAGTATGCTAGTACTTGGTTGCCAACCTGTACCAAATACTCCCATGCACTGGTAAATACCGCGCCGTTTTCAGTAGTGATAGCAAACCAAGTTTGCAGATCACGCAATCCGATCACGATACTCTGAACCACTAGTGGTAGACTATAGAACCCACCAGTTGGATTGTATGAAATGTTAAATAAAGAATCATATGCAGTCTTGGCAATGTTCATATAATCAATAACTGTCTGAAGTGGGCCACTCAAATTTTCGTATGCCGATTTATTACCACCAAGTGCTAATGCTACATCAAGAATCGTCCCTAAAATAGAGTTTTGTATTTTGTACAATTCTTCCATGGGCCCAGATGCCGCTTTACCAATGACAATTTGCAGAGTTTCCATTGTTCCTTGCACTTGCGACATCTCAAATTCTAATCCGCGCTGAGTAGCCGCGGCTTGCTCGGTAATGCCATTTGCACCATCAACTGTACTTGCAAATTCGTTATAGCCATCAGCACCAAGTTCAGTTAGACGTACCGCCGCATTCATAGCCTCGTTACCAAAGATTTTGGCCATTGCATATGATTTTTCCTCAGATGTAAGATCACCGGTTGCATCTTGGAGCACCTGAGATATTTCCGCCATGCTTTTCAATTCACCATTAGCATAAAACGCAGATTGGCTTAATTCTCGAAATGTTTTATCAATCTCGGATTCCGTCATTCCGGCCGTATTTTTCATGTAATCGTATAGTTGATCGGTTAGTTGTCCAATATCATTAGATGCTGGTTCAATACCAAATTGGCGCAACGTTTCCATATATTTTGTTACATCACCAGTAACCAGGCCCATTTTCTCCATTTGATCGTAGGCCTCTTTACTGGTTGGTGCCAACCGTAACAAAAAGTTTTTGAAACTAGTACCGGCAACGTTTGCACTGCTAAATGCTGGACTGAGTGCACCCATAGTAACCGCAAAATCACCATACTCTAACCCAACCGCTTTAGCCGTACCACCGGCCTCGAGCATACCCAACATCAACTCTTGGGTGGTATACGTCGATGCGTTGCCAACCTTTGTAGTGTAGTCCATCGCCTCGGCCATAAACCGTTGCTGTTCTTCCGCGGTTGCGGTTGCACTAGTAAAAGTACCAACAGTTTTGGCTATCAAATTTGCAGATGTGTCCAAATCCATCATGTTCGCATTTGCGTAGTTCAGCACATCGCGCAAACCGCCAATTTGCAGAATAGCCGGATCAATACCACCTTTCACCATTTCAATTGCGGCCTGGGCCGTTTCAGTAGTACTTACTGGCAATTCCTTGCCTAGCATCAATATCAAATCTTCATATGGCTTAGTTTGCTCGTCAGTCAATCCAGCGGCCGCACCAAAATTTTGCATTTGATCCTGAAATTCAGCAAATGCCATTGGGGAACTTGCAACGAATGACGTGATTTGCGCGCCAAATTCTGCAAGTTTCCCAGTGATCATACCGCCAATGTTTCGGAGTGCTCCCACCCAAACTTGCTCTAATGCAGTTGCTGGTTTGCCAAATGTACTTGCACTTTCTGCAAACTGATTTGCCGCATTGATAGTTGAGTTGGCAAAATTTTGATTAGCAGTTCCAGCAGTGTTCAGTTGCTGAACATACTGCGAGGCATTTTGTACAACGAGTTGTAGGCCAACCTGTGGCATCGTCATGGTTTTGCTCTCCTGGCCCGCTTCTCTTGCTCGTGATGCTGAATGGATTCAAGTTTATGTACGATCTCGTAGTGTGCTACCGCGGCCGCCTGTTCATCATCATCAAGATCGCAAAATTCAACCCACGTATACCCTAACCATCGCGCAACTTCGCGTACATGCAACTCATAACTATATGATATTGGCGATCTCGGAACGCGAATATCTTCAATTGATCGATTCCGATACGTTGCCCTGAAACATGGCCCGCTTAAATGCCACCTGGCTTTCTGTTGGGAGTGTGCGGCCAAATACTTCGTATAGCAGTGTACTTGAATCCTCTGTTGCCGGTGCAATGATATACTGCAATGCAAATTGCATCAAATCGTTCGGAACGTCATACCCTAAATCCTTATATGACTCCTGTACATCTTTCGCATCATCAAGGTAATCATTCAGTGCATTATTATGCACGATACCGACGCGTGTTAGTACGGCCATCATCTGATTCATGGTTTCTACTGCAACTAAACTTTGCCACACATTCAGTTCAGCAACATACTCTGGATCATTTTGGTTTGGGATTGACTTTGTTTCACTTGGGCCGGTAACCACTTCCTGTACCGGCGGTTTTGGTTTGGGAGTGCGCTCAGATACGATGGATTCAGCGCGTTGACTGATCTGTTGGATCACTTGGATCGGTTGTCGTCGCACATGCAACGTAACCCCTGATACCGGTAGTGTAATCTCGTGTGTTTTCATGATCTGCCCTTTATATCATAACCCCTTAGGAGCGCGTAGCAGTGCATGGGGCCCTGCATTTTCGGTTCGCGATAACCTAGCTACGCGCTTGACTCTCTTACAGTATGGTTGGGCCTGCTGACAACAGGATACCATCAGCACCGCCGGTTGCCAAACCGCCAATGAGTACATAGTTTGCCGCCACAAATGGTTCAGCAGTTCCAGGAACCGCCAACCGGTTCACCTGCTGAAATACGGGCCAATTCAAGATTCGTACCGTACCAGATGTATTGGCCGTCCAAGAATTGCCACCATCAAGCGTCGTGGTGAGATATGCTACCGAACTAATGTTTTGAGCAATCCAAATAATCTCATTCGTAGCAATGACAATATCCGACACACTCCCCGAACCCGCATTGGGGATTGCAAGTGCCGACCATGAATTGCCGCGATCTGTGGTTTCGTACACGTTACCATTAGCACCACCGACTAACCAAGACTTTTCAGACTTCATTGCTACTGCATTCAGCGTAGTTACTGCTGGAACGCTGACCTGAATCCACGTAACTCCATTGTTTTTGCTGTACCATACCATACCACTTGCGCCAACTACCAGCAGTAAGTTTTCATATCCGGTAATTCGTGCCGCATTGCTTGGCGTTGAGCTGATAAGAGTAGGAGCAATAGAAATGTCGCTGGTTTTGTATACACCAGATGCACTAATGTACCAAATAGCGTTTGGTGATTGTACATATACATCTAGGAGCGTAGCACCTGCAACCAGTGAAGACCATGATCCTGGAATTCCGGTTTCCTGGTCTAGTACGGTATAGAAAATGTCATTCCCCGCACCCACAAACAATACATTACCGGCAATGTCGATAAATTTTGGTTCGTGTGTATTATTCAAACCGGTGATCGTTGCCGTGCTCCAACTCGATCCGCCATTCACACTATATACCAATTGGCCTGGTGCTGATGGGGAACCAACGTTAGCGCGCGTCAATGCATACTGAAACTGCGATCCATCGTTTGGAGTACCACAGTCATTGCACTGGATATTCGTGCCATATACCACATCTACCACTGCTACTACAACATCTGTGGCCGCTTCTTCACCAAATGACAAACTACCTACTGGATAGATCGCCGAACCGGTTGCAGTAACCGTGTTTGTCAGCAACTCATCACTATTCATAGCGGTACGCGCACCAAGATCAATTGCATCTGAGAATTGGAATCCACTGTATACCATCATGTAGGAATCCCAACCGCGATACAAATCACTGAAATCCGCACAACGTGAATGCACTTCATACAGATTGAACTTACATTTTGGTGCCGTCAGTGGCCGCGGAATCCCACCCCACTTCTCAGCAAACGACAGATTCACAGAGGGGAGGGTTGGCGCGGCAATTTGACGGCCAATCAACTTGTACCGACCAGGCCGACGCGGATCCGGTGCCCAAATTGGATCAATACTGCCATTGGTTGGCATACTCCCAGACTCGATAAAGTGGTATTCCGTATCCAATCCAAAGAAATACAACTCTGTACCGGCCCCACCTGGTTGGTAAAACGATCGCGTATTACCCTGTTTAATGACCTCGTTTGAATCAATCTGATTCGCCATCATGATCCTCCTATGCTAAAATACCGCTCACTCGCTGAACCTGCTGGATAGTGCGCCATGCAAAAATGTGTCCGCGGCGCGATCCTAGTGGATTATCTGCATCACCAGGAGTTTGGTAGATCTCATCAGATGCACCGGTTCGTGCCAAATCGAACTGCCATTCTCCTAACGTCTTGTTTGCTGGTTCACAAGCACAGATGGGTTTGGCTAACTCCGCGGCCGCTAATCGTGCAATGGTTTGATCGTACTGTGTTCCTGATACTCCACACTTATACCGAATAATAACCTGATCCGGTGGTGCACAATTCGAGAAATCCAACCGACCACTAAACGTGCCACTAGTTGCATCATATACTGATTGGCCAATATATACAATACCTTGTTCCGCGTTGCGAATGCCGCCGCGCGCAATGGCATATTTTGCTGATGATGGATCGGTAGTGCTGGTATTAAATAACCAGGAGTATCCGAGGGCCGGCAACGGCCTCGATTGCCATACTAGTACGGCCTGTGCATCATTGAGGGTATACCCATCGCCATTGCACTCAACCGTATATACATCAACTGCACTAGCATATGGACTACCGGCCGTTGGTGGAAGTACTGATGGATCGTACCCCTGACTATTGATACCGGTATACAGGATTGGCCGAACCAGGGTATAGGAGTCTAGGATAATCGTTGCCGTGGTTCCTACTACTGATATCGAGCGTGGATCAATCGTTGCATCTGAATCATCAAACAAATCAGCAGATGCAAACCGGATTTGGATATCTTGTGCAGTAGTGCCACTTGGAACCGTTGCCGTACAGGTTGCCGTTTCAAATAACCCATCACTATTGAGATCTTGAAATGTGAGTGATGCCGACGCGATAAACGTAGATTGTTCTACTCCTAACTGCTGGATATATCCATCAGGAAGTTTCAACGATAACCACCGGCCCTGATCGTCATTTGCGGTAAATCGTTGGAGCATGTAATCAGCCAGTTTAGGATAGGGGATCGTTACCGTTTTGTAGGTGGTACGTGGTTCAAAGTGTGCATACGTTTTGAATTGACTATAGGCACGTTCAATGGATTCCCTGATTTCACGACGGCCGGCCCTGTTGGCATTCTGGTATGCATACTCATATACCAGGGAGTTACACCGGCTATCTAGTGGTACCAGTGTACCGGCCAACTGATACCCATGCCAGGGATTGATACCCATCAGGTTGTACCATCGTTTCAGAGTAACCATATTACTCATTCCTTACTAAGTACGTAACCACCCCAGCAACCGCAAAAAGATAAAAATTGCCGGTAACTGCTACTAGTATACAGCACAACCAAAAACTGATACAGATAGGGCACTGAACGCCGCGTGCTATCCACTCAGGAGCAAATACGATAAACCACCCACGGATAATGCTAAATATATCAGCAGGGCCATCCATATATGCAATATCCGTACTTATTCGGTAGATGATGAATGACCAAATGATGATCGCAACTAGGATATCCATTGGCGGTTTCTCCGATACTCAAACAACTGTGCATCGCGCGCAAACTGATCATTGCCAAGTGTATATGTGCTATCAGATGCACCCCCATGCACTGGATGATCGTGATACAGAATGGCCCACGGGTGCTTGTAGAATCGCTTTAACTCATTGGCACGGTGGCACAATTCCGTATCACCATAGTTGTGATCATACCAGGTTGGCCACCCCCCCAAAGAGTGCAACCGTGGTACTGACAACATAAAATGGCACGCATGTTGTTCGGCCCAACCATCACCGTTGAATCCAATCATGTAGTCATCGTGCATATGTTCCTGGTGCCATGTATACGCGCGCTTTAGCCAATGCATCGCAGGAAGTACATCAGATGCCACGGTTGCAATGAGGGCCGTTTCTGGTAGAAGTGTGGGGAGTTTGGCCGTTGCATATTGCAGGGCCTCCCAATACGTCAACCGTGCACGCGTGCTACTTGTTAATGCAATCACATCACGATCCGCGCCAACAATCTGTTTGAGATTTTCGGTTTGGCCCGATCCTCCAACCGCAATAAATCGACACGCAACCCCAGCCGTTAAGCGCAACCGTGCAAGTGCTGAAATTGCCTGGTCAACCCTATTATAGATTGGCATGATTACAGCGATATTATCCATTGGACTTTGGCCGCCCACGCCGCTTGGTAGTGGTATCGTCGACTACCACATCTGATTCTGGTTCACTCGCAATGATTTCATCTACTGATTCTGGTTCAATGACCACTACATCTTCTACTACTTCTGCCAGGGCCGCCGAATCAGGTGCAGATACCATAGGAGTTGGCGGTTTGATAATTCGAAAGATTCCTAGTGAGATTAGGTATGCTACATCTTCAGCAGGAACAATCAAATACCGTACTGATGCCGCGGCACCGGCCTTATAGACACGCTTTGAAACAGGATGCCGGTAGGTGCTTGTGCCGATCATGTTGCCGGTAAACTCCAGGGTTTGCGTACCATCAGGAGCAACCGGAATAGATGGCATAGCATTCACGATTTGCTGAACTTGCTTTTTAGAACCGCCGCAACAGGTTGCCATAGTGATTTCTCCTTTGTGTGTATATGGTGCAATAACTCGATCCATCAGTGATTGGCCGGCCGCCACATCCTGCAGGTGATTGATCGAGTGCTGATCTCGATAGACAAATACCGGCCCGCGCACATACTTGCCACAGTATCCAGCAATTGCCAATCGTAGGTATAACGTCCAATCCTCCCAACCAGGTGCACGTTCATCAAATCCGCCAACCGCCCGTACTGCACTTGTCGGTATCAAACAGGTGATTGGATGAATGTTAAATGTTTTGTATTTCTCCTGTGCATACTCTGGTGGACGCAAATGGGTGCCATCTTGTGTATAGTGCGAACTGTACGTATATGCATGATTGTGTGATGCATCACCGCGGAGTAGGATTTCTATACCATCTGGCAACAAATAATCATCAGCATCTAGGAACACCACATACTCACCGGTTGCAACCTGTACCCCAGCGTTGCGCGCAACCGCGGCACGATTACCGCGCGGTTCGATTGCATGACGGTTTGGAGAGTCAACAACGTGCACGCGTGGATCAGCATACGGCCCAATGGGTTCACTCCCATCATTAACCACAATGACTTCTACATTGGGGTATGACTGCCACAAGCACGATTGAATTGCAGATCCTACCAGTTTCGCGTGTGCCCCAGCAACTGGAATGATAATGCTTACGTTCATAACCAAGTAGCGGTGTAGGCCCCTACACCGCTACTACTCCTAGCACTATGCGGATACCGGTGGGTAGAAACTTGGTGGTGCAAAACTGGTTGCGCCGCCGTTCACATAGAAACTACTGGTTGGATATGGATCGCGCTCATGCAAGTACACGTTGTACTGCAAGTTGTCAATACGCGCGGCCAAGAACGGAGTTCGGAGTACAATGCGTTTCGATGTACGCATCTGGATTTGGCGGCAAAAACTGTTTGGGCTCATCAACATCATGATGAACCGGCCATCACCAGAAACGCGGTACACCTGATCCGGTGCCATCGTACCCAATACACTCTGCATACCAAACGGCCCGCGGTAATCGAAGTATTCCATGTACAGCAACTGGCCGCCGGTATCACTGTACGAACCAGGAGCGGCCAACGGCAACAAGTATGCATTACTCGAGAAATTGCCATTGGCGTGGTTGGTTTCGTCCATCGTGTTATCAATGATGACCGGAACCTGAACGCCATCAATCAACAGGTACTGGCCCAATCGCATTGCATCACGAATTGCGGCGGATTCCGTTGCTGATACAAATGCGGTTGCATTGGAACCACTTGGTGAGGCCGTATAGCACCGGTAGGTGTAGTATGCACAGGGCCAAACTTCGGTGAGTGCCAAGAACAATTGTTTACGCATAACCCAAGCGAATTGCACCAATGGGAAGTTGGTTTGTTGCGCCAAGTACTGACGATCGCGGTACGTTTCTACAAACGCGCGTACCGTGCTCACCGCGTCATTCTGTACAATGCCATATGAAAAATCCTGAACGAGGGAATCAGCGGCAGGGCACGAAATGCCCGTGATGCTATCCTGATATCCAGAATTCACGATACGATCCAGGCCGTTGAACTCCAAGTAACCGCCCGATGATCCGGCCGTGTTTACAGGGTTGCCGTTCCATACCAGGGGAGCATAGCGGCGTTTGAAATCATTGGCCAATTCCAACGTCAACTTTGCCACCGTTGAACGAAACATATCCTGAGATGATTGGGGAGCAACCTGGTTGGCCGTGCTCATGGCAAATGGGTTATTGATCAACGACGCTTCAACCGGCGATCCACGGTTAATTAACTCACCTTGGCGATCCACACGAATCACTTGGCTTTTGAGCGTCATTTCACCGAAACCCCAAGTTTGCTGGCACAACTTCAAACTTCCAGCAACTGGCACATTCTCATCACAGGGTTCGGTTGGTTCCTCGCCCGTTGATGGGGTTTGGCCCGTGATAATACCGAAAATGGGGTTTGCGTACATGCTTGTGCGAACGTGGCCCTGGCGTTCCAAGAAATCTTCCAACCCCATTGGCGGAATGTAGGTTGTGGCAATGCCTGGTTCGAGGCCTGGCGTGGTAAACAACCCATACGGGCCGGTTGCCGGAGTGCCAGGGTTTGAACCACTGGACTTGGTGCGTTCCAGGTATGAACGCATAATCTGTTCGACATCCTCACGCGTCAACGACATGTGATCCTCCTTTTCTTATTCCTACTGGTTCTGGAACCAAAGATTATACGCGGCCGCTTCTTGTGCCGTCATATTTGCCATGCGACCATCAGCAGACTTGAGCACGTTGGCCAAACTTGTTGATGCAACGTGTCCATCTTTCTTCTGATGTTCCTCGATAGACTTCAACCGCGCATTCACTTCCTCGAGAATCGAAACCAGGGCCTCACTAAAATCTTCTTGTGATTCGGTGTATGATTTGAGTGTACTCAATACCTCCGAATTATCTGATTTCATGCGACCATATCCGCGCGTTTTCATCTCCTGATCCAGCGCGTCCATTTTGGTTTTCATCTCATCCATTGACGACATAAGCCGCTTTGCTACTGCATCTGCAAGCATATCGATTTCATCAGCAGTGAGCAATGATTCAATGCCCTCTTCTTCGTCTTCGGCCATTTCCTCCTCGTCTTCCATCATCTCTTCTTCGTCTTCGGCTTTGCGTTCCTTAGCCATATACTTCCCATCTTTGGTACCTGGTGTGCACTTTTCAGCCACCGCCGATTTCTCAGACGCTCCAAGGATATCCGCAATCATATCATGCAGTTCGCTTGAAGTTGGTTCCATCGCTTTGTATGATGTTCCACTCGCCTGTGCTGACTTCTCACGGCCCTGCAATGCACTTACCAACTGATCGGCGATATCCGCGCCAACCAGTGATTCGAGGGCCTTGCGTTTCTCTTGGTTCAGCATCATCAAACTCCTTTCTCCTACATTAAAAACTTTGTCATTGGATTAGCGGCCTTGCCCTGTGGCACAATGGAACGCTCGAAAATTTGGATAGTGTGAAATACTCTATCCTTATCCGGTTCATCTAATGGGTGGCGGAATCCAATGGACATTTGCCAATCACCAGATGCTAATGCCGATTTGATACGCGTTGCAATTTTCTTGTCTGGTATGATACCTGATTCGATCAAATACTTTCCATCATCTGTAATTTCCTGATAGTCAGTAGTGCCAATATCCATACCAGGTACGTGCCAAAATCTCAAAGGGCCCAAATCTGCATCGCGCGCGCGCCGTTTCACTGCATTTTTGAGCGCGGTAGTACTCACAATTTCGTTATCTCGATCACGGTATGCAGTGCTACTAATGGCAATCCAACGATACCCATCAGCAGATTTAATTACAGTAATCATATAGTCCACCCCCCTACTCATACTATAGCATAGTTGTCAATCAGCACGTTTTTTGGTGCGTCGTGGTCGCAACCGATCAATCTTTTGTGCAAGTGGATCTACTGATTCGACGGGTTCCGGTTCTGAACCGGTATCTACCGGATCGGGTTGTTGTGCTGGATTGAGAAATAGCGCGTATACCAAACTATCCTGTGGTACATCATCGTATGATTCACGCGGCCGTACTGGTGGTAACATACTTTACTCCTAGTCTGTGGTACGTTGAATTGCGGTTGAAATAATACTCTCGAGGGTTTGCCGTGCACCATCATCAGTGCCGCCGCCAAATAGATCTACTTGGCCGCTCGTGGGTTGATTCTCAATCTGTGATGCAATTTCCATTAGGAATTGGCGTACTTTAGTAGGTTTTGATGCAATAGAATCCAGGTGCGTGAGTAATGTTGTTTGGGTGGGAGTCAAACCACCACCGGCCGCACCACCACCAAACATATTTGATTGTTGAAGATACTCACGCACACGATTTTTGGCCGGTATCCGTGCATATGCAGGATTATCGCGTATACGTGCCAGGGTATCTACTGCAACCGAAATATCATTACTTGGATCTAGTGATGCATCACGATCACCGGTTCGTGTAAGTGCAATAGAACGTGATAGGGCCGGCAATGCACCAGCAATACCCGTTTGCACGGATTGGAGATCCGGTTCTAGTGAGTCCAAAAGTGAACGTGCCATACGGCCGCCGGATTCACCTGGGAATGTACTCACATACATAGCAGATTTTACACGATACAGGCCAACCGGATTTAGGGAACCATCAGCAGTAACGAGTGCGGCCCGTTCATTATCTGGAATAGATGATAGAAATGCCTCAACGAACGGTTTATTTGCTGGTGATCGGAGTGCTCGATCGATATTCTCACCATCACCAGGATCAATCATTCGCATTGCGCTTTTTGGTAGTGTGTCAGCATCAACGCGCGCTTGTTCAATTGGACTCATACGCAACGTTCCCGATGAATTAGCCTCGCGTGCAAACTGCACACTATCTACATCATCTGGGAGCATACGAACCAACACCGGATTTTTCATGCCAGCAACAGTAGCCGGATCAATGCCGTATTTTTCAGCAGATGCAATAACCTGATCACGGTATCGTTTCTGCTGATCGGATAACCCTAACTCTGATTGTGCCAGGATTGCCAGGGTTCGGCCATTGCCACTCACCACCATACCGCGCGCGTCAATGATCGGCGAACCACTATCAATGCGTTTGAGATCATCAGTCATCACATCAGGATTTAGCGTTTGTGCCAACTGTGCGATCTGTAACTGTGATGATGATCGACTTCGATCGCGTGGTTGGAGTGCAGGATCATAATCAGGATTGATCCCACCAGTACCGGTATTTGATGGTATCAACTCCGATGCATCAATGATTCTATGCTGTAACTGATATTGGCGGTTGGGATCGTTCCCGTAGGCCCTGGTAGTGGTACCTGCAATGCCAATACGATCATCTTGTGCGACGCGCTTAGGAGTGCTTGGGGTTGCCGTGGTAGTGGTACCGCTGATTGCGTCGGCACGTTTCCGCAACGTATCAGCACGTTCGGCCCGTCGTGATTCCAGTTTCTTTTGCAACTCCTGTTGTGATGCATCTAACGCCGCGGCCCGCGCTTCCTGAACAGATCCACCACCGGCCCGTACTTTGCGGTATGCACTCTGATATGCCTGCCGCCGGCCCGTAGAACGGCCGTGATCGCGTTGGTTGTGCTTTCCTGGTAGGTGCTTCAACCGCTCGATATCAGTGTAGAAACGTAGCATATAGCAGTACTCCTAATAAATTACACCTGGTTTGGACTTCAGTGGTACCAACCGTTCAACCACAAACATTGGATACTCACGGCCCAAGTACTCAGCAAACGTTGTGTGTGCATCACCTGACCAGGGCCCATATCCCTGGAGTTCGTACAATGATTTGAGAATGCGGCCAAACATTAGATCGCCACTTACCGAACCATTATTCATTAGAGTTGCTTGTGGTGATTCTGGATTTTTGCTTTCCCTTACGGTAATCATGGTTGCACCTCGGTATACTGGTAGGCATTTCTGATTTGCTCAAAATCAGGAGCATTGGTAACAGAACTGTAGTTATAACTATACGTTGGAGCATACTTGAATTGCACTTTTATGCTAGCACTTTGTATTGCTCGGATGCCTACCTCGAATAACTCCGGATCTTGATACCTCTCGAAATTGGTTGTTTGGCCGCGAACATCAGTAAATGCCATTGCTAGAACTTCCTGAAATGGGGTTTTATCAATTGACTGATAGATTTTCAGCGTATACGGATTATCGACGGTATCATAGTACCCAAACTCGTCTGTTTCATACTTGCCAAATTGCGCGCTTGGAACTTCCTTTGTTTTGCGATTGCTTTGCGCCGTCATCGATTTTGGCTTTTTTTCTTTACTTGCTGAAATCCGTTGGATTGCAAAATCATGGGGGATTTGGTCAATGGCTGTGCCACGCGTTTTGGACTGGATAATGTGCATTGATTCATGCCAGATAGTGCTAATAGAATTATCTCCATTAGTATTAAATGTCGTAAATCGTGCTGAACCGCCAGCACTTGCACGGCCACCGCCGTCGTAATTGATTTGTATTGGCTTATCGCCATACTCCACATTATCAGCACCAACCATACCCAATACGCGCGTTACCTCACGCTCGATACGTGCGCGTTGATCTGGTGAAATCATCCCCTGGGGATCATTGTAAGCAAATGTTGGTACATAGGGATTCGGATGGCGCATATTAACCGCGATATGATCATACACCGCTTGATTCGCGTCTTTTATTGCTTGATTATATGCGTCCTGTGCATCAAAAATCCGTTGGCGTGCCACATCTGATCGTGTATATGCCGCTTCATACAACAATTCAGCATCTTGTACCGCCGCCCACGCCGCGGCTTGTTCGTCAGTTCTAAAATCTGGTGTTGATCCTGCAGGAATATCAACTTTTTCCCCGTCCATAATCAAGGTTTGTATACCCTGGTACGTATACTGTCTAGAAATACCAGAATCCTCTAACCGTATGATTGCATCACGGCGTTCATCATATATTCGATTAGCATCATCAACCAATGCTTTATACTCTTCATTGGCCGCATCAACAGCGGCTTGTTTTGCATCTACATCGCGGTTCACTTGCTCGGCAAATGCTTTCACACTTGCCACCACTTCTTTCGGATCCATAGTGCGATACGGGCCGCCGGTATCCACCAGGGGAACCGTTGGAGTTTCTTCCGGTTGTACTACTGGTGGTTTCACTTTGCGGTTGGCCGCACGTTCCGCACGCCGTGCATCACGTTCGGCGCGTCGTGATTCTAGTTTCTTTTGCAACTCCTGCTGAGATGCTTCCAGGGCCGCGGTACGGGCCTCCTGGATAGATCCACCACTATCACGAACCTTGCGGTATGCACTCCGGTATGCCTGCCGCCGGCCTGTGGATCGGCCGTGCGATCGTTGATCATGGCCGCCTGGTAGGTGCTTCAATGACAGAATATATTGATCAAGTAATTCGGGTTTTGGAGTGCGTTTTGGCCGTATCATGTACGCATCTTGGTAGTTATATGCAGGTATGATTACTGATGGCATACCAATCCCTCGCTACTTAGTAAAAACTGATTCAGATTGATAATTCTCACTATTGACAAACCCTAAACCGGCGATTGAATATTCTTGCTCACGTTCTGAGTATATGCGATTTTCACGCACAATATTATCAAATTCATTAGTGTAACTATTCGATTCGTTCGGATTCTGGTACCAATTGAGAATATATTCTCGCGGTATCGTCGCGGTACGCAACTGATATACACCTGCCAACGCTTTACCACGTTCTGCCCAATCAGTTGCCTCACGTCTACTAGTAGACCATGGTTCTACTGCAATTCCTGGTTGCAGTGGCCCACCGCGAAATAGTTGCACTTGCTCAATACCTACATCTTGCAATGCACGTTGCGTTTGATCATAGTGCTGTTGCATCAGTGCAATAGCACGTGCATTTCGCTCTGGTGGTTTTACTCCTGGTGGATAAAAACTATGCTGTGGAGTATACTCACGATTTGGGCCAACCTGTGTTAGAATATCCGCCATGCCAGAAAGTGCCACTGATTGTTGACTCACGTTGCCAGTGGTATGTATCTTCCACATGGTTTCAGGGAATGTATCAGGATTGGATTCTAAAAGATGATCAATGCTATTCATCTCGTAGAATTGGCGCGGTGTAAGATTGTCGGTTGGTTTGATATATCCGGTTGTTGTTCCCCCATATCCACCACCATATGTAACCGGATACATCGTTTGATATGCAGTGGAGTCAATTTGATTCAACATACCCGCGGCCCGCGTTCGGATATCTGGTGATCCACCAAACAATGATAATGCCATTGCCGCTTGGATATGAACCGGATTACTAATGACATCAGCAGTAATTGTATCTAATATGGCCTGCTGTGTATCAGTATCAGCATTGGATAACGCCTTGAGTACTTCGTTATTGTGTGCGGTAACATGCTTCAATGCTGATGGTTCGCCAAATCGAGAAAACAACTTGCCATCAATGCCATTTTGCAACTCATTGGTGAGTGTAGTATATGCATCTTGCTGATTCGAGAGAATCGACACGCTACCACCGGCCCCACTATTGCCACCACTACCGCCGCTCCCGTGAGATCGTTGATCATGTTGGCCTGGTAGATGCTTCAATTTCATCAGATGATATGCAAATGTGCTCATGATGGTTTCTTCTTCATACGGGTATTGATCGCATTGGCCCAACGCTTACCAGCATCACCACCCCACAACATCCACGCAATATAGCCTGGTGTAGGATCTGATGGATTGCTCCAATCCGGCCGCTTGTCTACCGCGTGCCGTGCAAAGTACGATACCATACGCCGGATAGTTTGTGCAGATACGGATTTCCCGTTGCTCAAATCCCGCGCGCGCGCTACTCCAACGGCCGTACCGCCCCGATTAAACTCCCTACGCAACTCCAACCCACGCGCGGCCGCGGCCCGTACATTAGCAGGTGGGGTATACCCCGTTGTTGACTTGCGGCGCGTTGATGGCGGTTCCGGTTCCGGTTTCGGTTCAGATGATATGCTTTTCTCACTGGTTTGGAGTTCGGCCAACTTTGCACGATACCGCGCCAACCGTCGTTCAGCAACGGCCCGTGATCGTGGTTTGAGTGAATCCAATCGATCTTCAATGCCAGCGATCTTTTCCTCGAGAGAATCAACCCTCTCTTGTCGCTTGTCGGCCTGCTCCCGTCGTTTCTCCTGATCACGTATGATGGCCTCTTGTGCATCACCAGGGGAACCGGATTCTACTGATGATAGAACCTTTTTGCCAAGTGAAGTGGTTACCACATTTCCATCAATGATTTCTGCAAATCCAGCATCAATCAATGATTGGGTTGACTCATCTACTGATTCCCCAATTGGTTGCGGATTGCCACGAATCGTTGCCAGGGCCGCGTATTGCTCCTTACTGTATCCTAACTCCTGCATACCAGATTCGCCGGCCCTAGCGCGTTCCTGTTGGCGTTGTTGGGCACGTTGCTCTGCTGATTGCTTTGGTTGTTTTGGTTTCTTGGCATTTTGCCGTTGGGCCCGCGCAATGGTTTGTACTGCATTCGATACCGCGCGCGATCCAGAACCAACATTCACGAACCGGCCCGATGCATCACGGCCCAAGTTGCCGGTGATTACCTCGCCGCCACCTGCTGACCATCGACGACCAGGAGTATTACCACGTGCTTCAAAATCCGCTTTATAGCGGTATGCTTTCTCACGGCGTTTGCGTCGCGCTGATTGCTTGTCATCAGTCCGGTAATTGTAGAAAATATCATAATCCTGTTCCAAATACGAACTAGTTGGTGGGAGTTCCTGGAATGCCTTTTCAGTCCAAGTAACATCATATATATCTTCAGTTGAAAAGTTTTGACCAAAGATCCGCGATAAACCGTTATTTTTTTTACGAGCATTTTTCACAAATGCGGTTTCGGTAATCAAAAATTCATACTCCGTTGCGAATCGTGTACGAAAGTTTGGATCAGTATGATCCATTAAAATATATTGAACAGGCATTTTTGCGCTATTCAATATACCAGGGTTACGACTATCTCCGGTATTAGCAAAACCAATAGCAACCGGCCGTTGGTCTGACCACGGCCCCATAGGAATACCCATTGCAAATTGCGGTTTCTGTCCACGATACAATGCAATTTCTGTTACCCCAGCATTTGCATATCGTTGTTGTGTTGCCTGATATTGTTCATTAAGCAACCGAATCACTTCCGGATTAGGTTCAGGCGGTTTTACTCCCCGTGGATAAAATGACGGATATCTACCCCCAGCATTTGGGCCAATCATTGAAACCGCGTGTTGTATTTGTGCTCCTAATACGTTACTTGTGTTTTCTGATGAATGCGTATAAGTAAAATCCTGCATAAATGAATCAAAACGATTGTTTGTAGAGTTAGGATCATCATTCTGATCATATCGTGATTGTGCTACACCATTATTTGCTTTTGTAATCGCAGTATACAAACGATAATCTAAACTGTAAAACTGCATAACCTCACGAGGAGTTTTTATATACTTATTTCCAGTAGTATCACCAATATCTTGTCCATTTACAGTTCTATCCATGCTTGCTTTAGGATCATCCATCAACAACCCGATAGACTCCCAACGGGTTTGTGGATTAGCATAAATTGACAATCCGGCCACAGTATCATAATCCCATGATGTGCGATCTGGTTTTGATTTGATGCCATCCAAGATTTGTTGTTGTGCATCAGCATCCATATTGGATATTCTGATACGTTGTTCATTGTAATGTTGTTGTAAATATGATTCAGTTAAATTTCTTTTTGATGCATATGGCTGACTACCTATACCTGGATTTGATGCAATCATAATCAATTCATCTGGAGTAATGTTTAATGAAATCCCCATTTGGATGAATTTTGCAAGATCTTCATCTTTATATATTGCTGATGGATTTTTTTTATACCATGCATTATTTTGTACTATTTTTTTGATTCTATCAGATAACTGTTGCGTTTCATCTGGAGTTAGTGCATACGGTTTACGCATGTCAAATGATGCGTGCATTTCGTCAATTTTTGCTGTTTCTTGTGCATTCCATGCATTAAACGCAGATGCGGACATGCCACCACCACCGCGGCCGGATCGGCCGTGCGATTGTTGATTGTGTTGCCCTGGCAGGTGCTTATATGCATCTTTTGATTCACTTGACCAGGTACCACCACGCTGTGCATACCATCGTGAGGCCCAAGCATTCGCGTAGGCCGATGGGTACACATCAAACTTGCGCTTGGCTTGTGCTATGGCACGTTTCCAGAGTGTGGGGTTATTGGGAATGTTTTTTGCTTTTTTAGATACTCGTTTACGCAACAGTGCATACCGCCGTTTACCCCCTGGGGTATGTTTGGCCCAATCACGGGCCCACGGTTGATTGGTGGCAAACGCCCAATTCCATTGTGCTTGACTTTGAAACGGCATTATGGTTTACCTCCCATCTGAGATAGTATACGGTTTGCGGTTGAGTCTATCGAGCGTTGTACAATCTTTGGCAACAACTTCTGATACTTCTGTTGTGCCGTATCAATCCAATTACGGGCCTCTGTACCAGGGTGTTTTACCTGGATCCGCCGTTGGGGAGTCTTGGGGTACCGTGCATTCTTGGATCCCAGGAAGTTTGGCCGCGTCTTGGCACCATACGAACCATATCCATCCCAATTGAACCGTAGGAATCGCGCGCGTCGAATCCTGATGATATGTGGTCGCGTGCCACGTTCGAGCATGGCCCAAATAGGATCATCTGTTCCAATTATATACTGCAATGTACCGATTTCATAGCGTTCAAATTTCGGTTTACGTTTCCAAGTGTTAGTGGTTGCGACAAAATCCACCCGAAGTGATTCGGATGCAGATTTCATACCGGTGTCAATCGCTTTAATCCAGGCACTTGGTTGGAGTGCCAACGATTTTGGAATAATGACATCAGCAACTGCTACCATACTTCGCGCCATTACACTAACTCCCAACCGCGGATTTGCAGGGGTGCCCACTCACGGGCCCGTGCAATACAGGTACTACAACTATCATCAGCACCGCGTATCCAATAGCAGTCAAAATCACCGGCCTCTTCATTCAGTGTATTGATCGTCCACCCACACTTGCAATTGGTATGGCAGATGGTTCCCTCTGCTGGCATAGCCGGAAGTGGGAGGAAGTTAGTAACCGCCTGGTAAAACGTGGATCGAATTGCGCGCGCATACATCTCAGCACGATTCAAGAACCCACGCTCAAACTGTGCATCTGATACCACTTGCATTTTGAACTGATCCAGATACTGCAATTGTGTGGTGATTGATTCCGCAATGATTTCCTGTTGCTCTGGTGTCAGGTTGCCATTTTTCCCCAGGAGTGCGGCGGCCTGATGATACTCTGCAATTAACCGTTCCAATTCGTCGAACCAGTGCCGCATATCGTCATCTGTGAGTGTGTCGGATTCTTGCCGCTTATACATAGGTGCGGTATACCGGCCAATTGCCGCGATCATATCCGAGATCAGTTTGTCGAGTGCCTGTTCATTCATTGATTCACTCCTGCTACCGATCGATATCGGGCCCGCGCTTTCTTATTGGTTTCCTGCATTAACCGCCGGATATCCTCAGCAGAACGCGGTAACGTGCTTGGAGGAACATTCACATACGTTTCTGCATTCAAATACCCATTGGCTTTTACGCGACTTTCAAACTGTTTGCGATTGGCACGGATTGCCGCCAACCGTTCGCGGAGTGTGCCACTACGTTCGATTGGTGGCGCATCATCATCAGTGCTTGGAAGTGCTGATGTATCACTCCCTGATACCAACTTGTCATTATCCCCCAGGGTACCACCACTTGTTTCATCAGATGCAAGAAAATCGCGCGGCAAGTATCCACCATCTACCAACACATTCAACGCTTGTTCTGGTTTAATCACTTGCGTTTCTAGGAGTGTTTTTAGTGCACCGGCCCAGGCCGCCAACGTTTCCGCTTTATCACGTCGATCCGCGTTATCAGATACTGCAAATGTGAATACCGTGCTACTTGGGAGCACCTTGTAACTGATTTCATGCTCAAATGATTTTCGCCATCCGGCCAATCCGCGGCCCTCAGAATTTTCATTCAAGATTTTGGATTGGGTGCCAGTTCCGAGGCCTTGCCCTGTAAGTGGTTGGATATCCCCCACGAATATGCCAATGGCATTCGCATATTTTAGATATGCATCACGCCGTTCACTATCCGCATCAAACCCATCAGGAATTTCGGCAAGTGGAATTGTTACCACTGATGGTGATTCACTTTTGAGCATGGGAATGATCGTAGAACCGTGGTAGACCACAAACCCTTTTCCTGATCGTGATGCATCACTGGAGAGTAGTGCGCCCTCCAACTGACTTGCGGTAATACCGTTCACAATGTGAATTGCCAGGTTGCGGGCCCCTGAAACTTTCTCGCGTACATACGTTTCAATTGCCACCAATTTCAAGATCGTTTCAAATGCACGACGGGCCGCACTAATCCCATAGCCGCGCATCTCAATGCGTGGTGATGGCATATCCGAGAGTGCAATTACCTGGTGATCGTACAGTACATGATGTGCACCGTTGCGATCTACGTAAATGACCGGCCGCCGTGGATCACCAGTGCGATAGCATCGCATACTATCCAGGTGTTGGAGTCCAATCACTTTTGAACCGGCCGCTGAGGATTGCCGGATAATCTCGATAAATGCGCCGTTGTCGGTAGTGAGATAATCGCGCAAATGCCGGCCCAAACCGCGCGTATAGGATCCGTCAAACTCCAACAGCAGTTTTTGGGCCTGCTTAATCCTGAATGCGCTATCCGTATCATCTGTTACTGTGAACCCTAGTGCTACCTGCTTACTGATTGCCGTGTTGATCGCACTGGCCCACATATTTTCAATCAATGGGGTTTCTGATAGAATTGCGTCGGCCGCTTTGGTGCCATACGGTGGGAGGCCGGTTGCTCCTTTGACTCCCTCCAAGAGTCCACCAAAAAAGTTAGACCACATGGTAGGGCCAAGCATGACGGTTACCGCGCCATCCTCGGATACCTTTGTCGCGTCGGCTTTCGTTACTGACTTTTTGAGTGCGTCGGTCATACAGATACTCCTACCATAAATTTAATTCAATTGCACGATATGTTGCCATTGAGAGTGCTACCGCGGCATCAATCTTTAAATGGCTTGCACGTTTCACGATCCGCAACTTGTGGCCCGATTCGTCAATTTTGGCATCAGCATTGGCCAGGTGCTCACGTAGCTGTGCATGGGTGCCATCATGCATGATCTTGCGTTGTACGATCATGGTTCGGAGGGTAACATCTGATTCTAGCCGATCTGCATTCTGGTTAAATGGTTCAGTCCATACCACATCTTGTAACCGCTGTGCAAAATAATGCAGTTGGTAGGGATCATATGCGATTTGTACCACGTTGTACCGATCAATCAGATCACGGATCTCGCGTTCTATGTGTGTGTAATCGAGGGCCGTACCACCTGGTACCCAAATACGACAATCGCGCACTACTACGCGCTCTGGATCAACGGTATCACGACTCACCGCAACCAATGCAAATGTGTCACCGCTGATTGCCGCGTCAAGTGCGATTACCACTGGTTGATGCTGATCCAGTTGGCCAACCGGTGCCGTACACTGATCCCACATAGCCATAGCCGGTAGAAATGATTCCGGCCCGTCATCACGTACCCATTCTCCCATATACAACCGTGCATACCGCGGGCCCGTGAGTGATTGAAGTTTATCAATCGTTTTACGGCCCTGATTCGTCCAATCCACCCCATCATGTAGGGTTGGGTTATCCTTATGGGTGGATCGGAGTAACGTGAGTGCACCGCTATTGGCGCGGTGTAGTATCCAATGGTCTGGATCTCCTGGATTGCAATCACCAAACAGCATGGGGTTTGGCACTACCGAACCACGGCCGGTGGTACGCGTCGTAAGTTTTTCCCAGTCATCAGCGGCCAACTCTTCCGCCTGGTTCACATAGATATAATCACGCTCTGCTGATAGGATTTTATCCGCGTTATCCATACCACCAACCCAACAGATTGAACCATTGCCATACACATACAAATATGGGTTCACTCCCCCATAGGGTTTGGGTTGGAGTGAACCGTATTGGATTACGCGTTTCCAAGTTTCGAGGGCCGTGCCTGGTATACTTGCTCTCACCTTACGAAGTATGGTAGCACGCGCGTTGGGGTACGTGGATAGCAGTTTGTGCAACCGGTACATGCTGGCAAATGTTTTTCCGGTTTCTGCAGGGCCGGATATAATCCACTCTGACGCGGTAATTGATTGCGCCGCCAGGGCCGCACCACGGAACTGCAACCGTGATGCTTGGGCCCGCTTGCGTCGTTCTAGTTCTGCATATGCCAGGATTCGAGCACGTTCATTGATCGAATTGCTGGATGAGTGCTTGGAGTTCGTCATCTGACATCCTCTGAATTTGCTCTGGTGTTACGCTTAACTGTACAGTACGGGTAGTTACCTGTGCATCAAGCCCGAGCAACTTGGCGCGCCGTTCCATCACTTTGAGTACTGAATCAACGGCCTTGAGATCACCGCCGCGTGCTGACTCATACACTGCAAATAGCATATCATCTAAACGCAATAACTCCAACATGATGATTTCATGTTGTGAATCTTTTGCATCTTCAATATACTGTTGCATCACCTTTTGCACGGTTAACCGCGCGGTTTCCATCGAAATCCCTACATACTCCCCAATTTCCCTATACGTCATGCCCTGTTTACGCAATTCGAGAATCTTTGCAGTTCTTTCCGCGCGCTCCACTGCTGATAGTTTTTTCATATCCAATCTCCTGTTATCGTGCAAATCTGGTAGTTAAATGGTTTAACTAGTGGTAGTTAAATAATTTAACTACCACTCAATATCTTCCACCATATACCGGTACTTGCGCCCAAATTGCTCCCCAACCCAACGGGCCATCTCCTGGCGTTCATAGAATTTATGATGTAACCGGTACAAACTAAACGGAATGTTATACCGTTGATCTCTATCCCATTCATTTAACGTTTTTTGCTGAACCGGCAAAAACTTTAGGGTATGCGTTGGTATGTACATGCGTTTCAAATCCACGCGTCGTGAGTGGATCAGTTCGTAGTACCTACTCCCTGGTTCTGGATTCATGGCGCGTAAACAATTCCAATCCAGCAACCAATCTTCCAAACGATACGTATCAATGATGTAGTAATCTGGTTTTGGTTTTCCTTTGATGCGATACACTTTAGGTACATCGATCACGGGCATCTGTGCATCATAGATCCACCGCGTAATTGCGCTTGGGAATGCTCCAAGAACGGCCGCCGCGGTACATGTACTCATACCACGTTCATCACGAGCAAATAGCGGTGCACCACCGGTTTTCACTATGATGTGTTTTACCGAGTTTACTGATCGGCCCATGCTCCTTGCAATGGATTCTATGGTGTAGTATCCCAACCGATCGTGAATGTATGCAATTTCATCTGTGGTGAAAATAGACATTAACCACTCCAATCAATGCTATTTATAAACTAGTCATCAAATCTACCGTACCGGCCAACAATACTCCCAATGATGATCACCGCGGAATACACTCCTACACATATACAGACTGCAATCAGCATGATAATCATCTCGATCATGATCGTCGATACCGTGCAAGTGCATATACATCAGTACTATCCATACTAGACCATACGGATACTTTAACGATTTCTACCCCTGGATCGTCTACCAGATAGAGTAACTCACTGAGTTGTAGCGGATCCACATTTTTATAGTATTCTCCTGGTTTCACACTTGGTGCACCATCAGCACTATGGGGTTTGCGGTTTGGGCCGGCACATGTGATGATCAAAGTAGTTTCACCTCCAATGAATGCGTGCATTGCCGGTACCAAGTACTCTGGTGGGGTATGCTCCAACACCTCAGTACAAATAATGGTTTTAAAATCATGGATAAGTGCATCGTATTGTATGCGTTCAAAATCATGGGCCGTGATATCAACAACGAGATCCACATTAGTACCAGGTACGATATCAATACCTACATAGGGAGTTATATGGCCAAATATCTCACGCGCACTACCATTGATATTGATAGAACCGATTTCGAGCACGGGCCCCTGGATATCGTGTTGATGCTTCAATGACCGGAGAATATTGAGTACGTTATCATGCATAGCGGTATACCTGCACAATCGAGCGCAATGCATCCAGGTTAATAGCAGATCCAGGGCACGATTTTGGGGAGTTACAATCACGGTGGCCCTTGATCGTGGTTGATGCCACTGCCATGTTTACCCATTTCATCAGATATGCTACTGATTGCGCTACCATATGGGTGGTTTGAAGCGACCACGGTTTGGAGTCATAATCACCAACCACTTCGATACCCCAACTGGTACTGTTGCATACCCCTGCATGGGTGCCAGGTTCATTGAGGGCCGTTAACTGAAACACGCCATTATATGCAGGATTCGGAGCATCTGCACAGATGAACAGGTGCGGGCCCGAATCCCAACCAAGTTGCGTATAGTACCGTTTGAGTGATTCCATACTTTGTAGGCCGCGCCAATCAGCAGGTATTGGCCGGTATGTGTGGTGAATCACGATAGACTGAACCCACGAGCAAATGGCCGGATCGTGTTGCTTGATATGCTGGTATAACTGTGCTGATGATTTCCAGTGTTGAATATCACTTCGAAATGCCATATTAACCCCGTTTCTGCAATTCAGTTACCCCAATGGCATTGCCGGCCGCAAGAATTCCCGCAATCACATTTTGTGCGATCACTTGAGTGGTGTACGGTTCACCAGATGCAACTGCGAGCAACTGGCAGATACCAATTCCCAGGATTACCGCGGCGATTGGATACACATATGACGGTACGTATAGGGTATCCGTATACCGGTAGTAATACCGCCACATATCAATAAGTACTTTTACAATCATCGTGGCCGCGAGAGCCTGAGTCAAAATATCATACATACTACGATCCTTTCATCAGTTCCATAAAGTACGGCAGAAACGTGGTGATGATGATAGCGATACCCACAGCAATCCACTGTTGTCGCTCCACTTGTGCCACGCGATCTTTGAGCAACCGGATTTCATCGTCAGTTCTTGCAAATGTGGTATCGACGCGTTGAACCAGATGTTGCATTGATACCCGTAGCTCAATGAGCAACTCCCGAATCTCTGAAATTTGATTCCCATCATTCATGGATCCGCTCCATACGAAAAAATAAACGGTACACTTGGTCTACTGGTACATCAGTGATGATCTCACGCACTCGCGACACCTGGCCATGCTCAATAATCAGATACATACCTGGTTGCTGGATTGACTCATGTAATTCAATATGCGAACCACTATGATGTGTAGTAAATGCACGAATCGCGGTTGCAATTGGCCGGTTCTGTGCTACTGATACAATCATATCAGATGATTCAGCGAAATTGAATATACTACTGATCATGCACGTTCATTAACCCCAGTTGAATCAACCGCTGAACAACATCTTTTGGTGTATGCCAATCATACGGGTATTTTGCTACTGGAACCTCAGGGCATTGAAACAGGTTCCAAAAATCTTTGTGGTAGTGGTTCGATACCTGGCCCGTTGGTAACATAGCCACGACGATAAACCAATTTTCATCGCCAAAACATCGTTCGCCATTATGGTGGCGAAACGACTTATGAACGTCGAATTTGCCTTGCCGTGCCCACTCACTCGCCAAAAGCGCGTGATACGCCATACGGATATCATAGAGCAACTCTATATTTGGTATCGTTGTACCTTGATCTTGCATTATCGCACCTCGCTATAATCTTCAAACTCAAACATAATCTTGCCATTATAAGCATTGATTACCACTTTATAGGGATGAATCCACCTCTCGCCATAACACACAGAGCATGTACACCATATCGCACACTCCTGCCCAACGCCAAGCGGATTGCGATTATAGTACATGATATCTAAGTCTGTATCAGTGATGTATAACATACCGTATTCCTTTCGCTATCAACCTGTTGAGTTACCGAGTAATCCTCGGTACCTGTCGAGTTGTCAAGGATTCCTTGACAACTGCACCGTACCGTATGCGCCATGTCGATTCATGGCTCATGCCAAGCACAAGGCAGTCAACGTACAAAACTTGTAGGTTGCAACTGTCAAGGATCCCTTGACAGTTCAGTTGCCGCACGTGTACAGCACTGGTGGGCCAAACAGGATTCGAACCTATAACTAAGTCGTTATGAGCGACGTACTCTAACCATTGAGTTATTGGCCCATACCTAATTATAAGATACCGCATAAACTATAATAACGAAATTTGTTGTTATAACTTACGCGGTATCGAGCGTGTCTACTTATGCTTGATCCGCAAGTAGGATTTAGTAACGGTGGTTTTCTGTGAACCCTCCAACGCGTCTACTACCTGATGGATAGCATCACAGGCCGATTCATCTGAGCACCAATCCAGCACCTGATACAACGCTTTAATCGCATCTGCCACCGCGCGTTCAGGGTAACTAGTCCGGTATGACTCTGGTGTCATGACCGCATCATCCGTATCTGTGGCAACCGGCCCGTGCTCCCTGATATACCCCTCGATCGAGGCCCGTACCACGTCGCGCGAATCCTCCAACTCCTTGATTTCTTGTATGATGTTTCGATGCTGGCCAAGCAACTCAGTAATATTCATACTACTCCTCTATTGGTTTGATGTTAAGTACGGATTGTAGTGCACCTGGTTGTTCTCCACTCAACTTCATCGCCTTGATCTTGCTTAGTAGCGCAATGGTCAATGGGTAGTCAGTGAGTGCCACATACAGATCTACGAGTTGTCCAAGCGTGATGCCATATGACTCAGCATAGACCATCAGGTAGTTGTATGTGTCTTTCTGTATCGTGATAGTTACCTCCTTGGATTCCATGCTACTCCTCTCTGCTGTAAAATGTACTTGCGCCGCCACCAACTGTTTTTCCGCGGTTCTATCGCTTCTCTAATCCCATCTGATCGAGTGCGGTAGCGGTACCTGATTCCGCGTTCATGACGATGATGTATTACTGCAATAATGCGCCACCGCTTATAGTATCGCAGTACTACTCTATACACCGTAACTACCATCATCCTTGCCGCTCCACGTGCGATTTCGTCGGATCATACCCAATCGCCTTGTAGTGGGTTTCCTCATCCTTAAAAAACTCTCTCATACTAGCGTCGGTATCGTCGTCGTCCACTTGGTGCCATAGATTCCAGTAACGATCACTAAATGACGAATCATATATATGCACCGTGCCATCACTAAGTAAGATTTTCGATACAACGGCCGGTGTAATCTTAAAATCAATCTCCTGATAGGTAAGATCAAGGTGATTCAAAAACCGCTTCAAATCCTCTTCAGTATGATTCACGTACAAAAACTCCGTATGCAACCACCAACCCTGTTTGCCACTAGTCATGGCAAACCCACATACTACAGATAAAGCACTCACATTCTCATCACGTTCAGCGTCAAGCGCAATGATATAGTGTGAAAGTGCAACCCGAGCATTAAATACTAGTAGACTTTTCTTCATCTTATTCCCCTATAGATATACACACCAGTCTAGTGTGTATCAACTGGTGTGTATCTGCAATTCTTACGTCATGCAATACCCAGACTCACAACCCATTGGATCATCATCATCAGCAAACATATTCATTGATGCAAGCGGAATCGCCTCACCAAGTGGTTTTCCTGTTGCTGTGAGAAATACGCGATCCTTTCCCATCGCGGCACGCTTCTCGTTTAATCTATTCTCCAATGCAATTGCCGCATTGAACAACTCTGGTTTATCACTACGCAACCGAATCCATTCACTTTTGCGCTTGTATGGACAGAACCAGCAAGATGATTTGGGAGCAAGTGGCAAACCTGAATCAGTGATGATTTGCTGGCACTGTGCTCGAGTGAGATACAGTTCAATGAGTGGATATTCCTTGATAACATATGGTTCGCGTTCCGGATCATCAGTTCGCATTCGGTGATACTCATCAACACTGATGCCAATGCCGAGCAATTGCCGGTTAACCTTGGATGCGCCGGCGTGTTGGCGCATCCATTTTTCTACTACCGCAATTTTCCATTTAGCAGTGCAATTCCTCGAACCAGGTGCACCATTGAGCATAAATACCGGTAATGATACGTTTCCGGTATCCTGCATTGCATCCTGATATAGCGTCAATGCATCATCTCCGGATCTGGTAACGCGTTTTACGTCGATAATCTGCAATCCGTGCTCCTGTGCATACGGCCGCGCTACTGTATCAATGTACGCAAGCGTATCAGGGTTTTCACTATCCACGCCAACATCAGCAAACAGAAAGTGGGTATAGGGGAGTTGCTTACGAGCACTCAATACGAGCGCGGCCATACTCTGTACCCCCCCCCGAAACTAAACACACGCATACTATCCCCCAATATAATCCATCAGCACCACTACCACTATCATGAATATCAGTAATCGCATCATGGATGTGCTTTCATCTTGTCTAGTGCTATGTATGCCTGGTACATCTGAACCCCAGTAGCAGTATCGTACTCAGCATTTCCCGTTTGCATGAATGTGCGCGCGTTTCCGAGGGCCAACCGGATCGCCATATCAGCAGTATCCAGCAACTCACTATCACCACATGTATACGGGAGTTTGATTGCATCATAGCGTTGTATCAGTGCATCAACTCCCTCGACAGAACCAGCGATAGGGAGGCGCGCTAGCGTTTCCTCTGCAACTTCGATGTATTCCCCATAACATACAGAATTATCAATCGTGGGCCGTGCTGTGGGCACTGCTGTGGACGTTGGTGCTACTGGTTCAGCGGTTGGTTCTGAATCCTTTGGCGCAACCAGGCCAATCAGCAAAAAAATACTCAACGCATACACATACCAGGGAATTCGGTTCATCGTGCTACTCCTGTACTACTGCTACACCATCAACGATACTCATATATTGGCCCCAGCAACCGCGCGACGCGCTCCAATGACTCCAACCGCGGCCGTGATCCCAAACGTATTCAAACAACGCGTATTGAACGCGCGGTGGCATATCTCGAACCGTTGGCCAAATGTGCAGTGCCGTATCACTACTCATTCCTAGTACCTGGTTCGCAAACGGCCGAACCAACCACCGATCATCAGCATTCCAAATCCAAAAATCGTTTATCTGCCATGCTCCTTGATCGGTACTTCCATCAGCATTCACGTTAACGGCCTGCCAATCGAGAGATCCAACTGTTACGGTATCGCCGGATTCGCACATTGCCACAATGGCGGCCGGTGCACTCACTTGGAGAGTATCCGCGTGGCAACCTGTGCTACTACACAGGATTGCAAGAAAAATAGCAATCATTTTTACACCCCCTTACGCACATTGCCAACAACATTGATCCCCTGTTGCTCCAACCACGTAACGATTTCCGCGATAGTTCCCCAGGATTGCGCATTGGCTTTCCCTGGTTGATCAACCGACACAAACCACCGCGCATCATATGCATCCGGCCGTTGCCAGATTATTACGCGAACACCGGCATACGTGCCGAAATACGCAAAACAGGCAACGTTTTGTTTGTCGTAGTAAATATCGCGTTCCATCTCAACATGATTCATATACAGTACTCCTTGTATTGAATGATCACTCTGCAACCACCAAACATTAGACTCAATCCCCTGATACCGCAACCAATAATGAATTTCGGCGAGCGTTCCCCAGTACCACATTCCTTGCGGCAACCGCGTTGGGATATATGCTCTTGCAATCCAGCTATCACCGTGGTGTGTTGACGGATAAATGAGTTGAACGTTACCCCCTTGCCCATCTCCACCGTTATAGTACAAACACTCACCACCAAAAGCACAAGCAAAAAAATCATCTCGCTTCAGCTCGATTTTGTACATTCGCGCCGCTCCCCTGATGCACCTGGTGGTAGACCACTATCACCAGGTGCATTCACTATCCTAGTTTGGCCGAACACCATAAATCCGTGTTTGCAACTCATCACCATACGCTTTGATTGCCGCGTATGCCAACTCACTCGTTCGGCCGGTTTCGTAGTGGTCGCGAATAATCACCTGATCCAGGTACGCAATGGTTTCCCACAGGGTTGCAATAGACATTGCACGCGCATCACGAATCATCTGGTAAACCAACTCCTGAAATTTTGCATCTGACATACCGCACTCCTACAGTAATATGAATACATCACAAAGTATAATACATTTCGTTAAATTGTGCAACTATCATCAAAATCATCAGATTCAAATATGACTTTCAAATCATCTGTGAGTTGTGATTTAGTAATATCAATGAATTCCATCGCAACACGTTTGATTTCATCAATTCCAGGAACGTCGGTTGGTTCGTCCACTTGCTCCACGATACGCATATATGCAAGTGGATACCGCACATGCTCATATACCACTGTGTGCGCGCAAAACGACGGGCTCCGCATGATGAACACGCGGAACCCGTCATATACAAACCTGGTGAATTCGATATCCGGCCGCATCTCATTCATCATCTCGTTAATCCTAATGCTTTCTTCAATGCAAACCCATACTCAACCAGTTGATCATACGTCATGCCCTCAATTGGGATATCTAAATCAGAATCAATTTCAACCCCTGCACTCACACATTGCTGATACAGTTCGTTGGCACGTTTCACTAGTTTAGCCATATGCGCCGCGGTTTTCAGATTCTCGCGTTCGGATACCTGATACATCTCCTCACGTGATGCAATTGACTTACTGCTACCGATCCCCAGGAATGCCAACGCGCGGCCAATCGCACTGGTTTCCGAATCCTCGATTGGGTGGGTTTTCTGTGCACCGGTTTTTGCATCTAACCGAAACGATGCAATGCCATTGGCGAACCGGCCATCCTTGAAAATTACCGTACACCTGATATATCCCATTACCTCATTCATCATCACCGGTGGTTCCGTGCTAATGGACTGAATCAACTCACGCGCAATTTCTAGACGCTCTGCTACTGAACGGTACTCATTAGGATCGAATCGCATATACGTATACTCCTTGCACCTGGTGGCAGTGGTCTACCACCAGGTTTTTACTTATCTACTATGCTTTGCTGTAATCCAGCTTAATATTAAACCGCGTTTGAATCTCATCTATGATGCCAAGCTTTCCACCAGCCCTTGCGTGTACCCACCCACGATGAAATTCAGTATGGCCAACCGCGGTATATGAGTCATGACTATAATCATCCATTGGGTTGCACTCTGATGTAGGCATGTATGGTTGAAACTGATTATAAGTAATCATAACCTCATATGCTTCCACATCGCCTAGATAAAATGTAATCACCTCTATACGCGCATAGATGCCGTATTCCTTTAGATATCCTTGATACCCATGCACAGCATCAGCTGGTGAACCAAAAAATGTTTTGTACATGTACACTACTGGATTTGGTTTTGGATCTTCTTTCTCTGATTCAAATTCAAATTCCTCGGGCGAATTATTTAGTGCCCAGGCCGAACGCACACGCGATACCAATGCGTGAGTGATGATCCCCTCGTCATCGTGGAACGAATGA